GGGAGATTTCTTGTCGATCGTGTTAGCGACCCACCTTGTACGCGAGGACTGGAGAGCGGAAACTAACGCAGGATTCCTGCGGAAGATACGCTCAACAGCCCAGCATGAAAGGCGATCAGAAGCAGATGACAGGTCAACTGTCACATGCGACTGAGAATGGGAAGCTCGCAGAGCAAACTTCTGGTTCTCTGTCTGATCACGAAAGTGAATAGACGAAGCAATCGGAGTACGTCGCAAAGAGCTCGTGAGGAAGTCTAAGATAGACTGCTGACACCATTGATGGCTGACAGGTTCCGCGGCAATAAGCCGAGGACCCTTAAGCGTCTTTGGGACAGCAATAAGCTTAGAAGGTGGTTCATGACTTCGAAAGAGGTCTTGAGCACCATCACGGGAGAGAAACTCGACCCAAGAGTCGTAGTTGGCAAAGCCAAACTCTGACATAGGGAAGACATTCTCTAGCTTGGCTGGCCAGGTTGGAAAGTCATACTTAAACTGAGTATGACGCTGGTCAGCTACAGCACCTGGTCCGTGCTTAGATCTCCACTCGGACGGGTTAAACCGGCCGATGGTCGCGGCAACAACGTCTGCGGTCCGTTGGACTGCGTCGGCGAAGTCGTGATCAAGGTGTGGAGAGGGCCCTCGCCGCTCGCTGTCAGTATGACAACGATCGAGAAGAGGAGCAGGAGAGAGAAAATCATGATCGCCAATATGGAGACCATGAAGATCATCAATCCTGAGTTCGTCTTCATCCCAGTTAAGGGTAGGAGATCGAACCTCCCGGTCGATTTGGAAGAACTCATTGACATGTTCCCATGTTTTTGAGTCGCTGCACGGTACCTTCATCTTCTTAGCTCCCATAAGGAGTTGACGAAGAGATTGGATATCGCGCGGGTCCACATCGGCCCTAAGCAAACCGTTTACATCGAAAATCCGAAGCCACATCCCCTTGAATAGTCGAGGGATTGTGCTCCTCTTTGTGTAGCTCCTGAAACCAGGAATTCCACTTGAGGTTAGGGATTCAATGGACAGGCACTTATCAAGGTGCTTTGCCATTGCTGGGAGGTCCACCATAAGGAATGGAAGACCTCTTCGTTCGATGAGCGAGAGCAAGCGAGACGAATCCCGCAAACAATCACTACGGAGAGTGGGATGTAACTCGGCAATGTTTGACAACATTGCCTCGTATAGTCCCTGTAGGAAGATTACGTAGCTTTTCATCTAAGACCTCTTCAGTTAGAG